CAATACCTCTTTGTAATGCATTACCAGCTGTCATCACTGGCTTAGTTGTAAATTTTCTTCTTTCCTCGTTAGTGCAAATTAAATATTGTGCTGCCCAAATCCCATTTGATTTATTTGATTGTGTTGGTGATGTGTGATCTAAACCCCACCTTGTCCAGTATTCAGGAATAAAATCTATTTTATCCATTTTCCCCCCTAATCTCTTAGAGGGGATAGTTAGCATTAAATGCAAACTAGTTCAAATTATATTAGCAAAAAATATTAATCTTCAATGTGTATATCTAAATCAATATCTATAGAAGCTAAATTAACAATACTGATAAACATACTTGCCCACTTTACCTTAATAAATTTAGACGATGAATTAAGAGCATCAAATTTATGGGTGTTATTTTTTTTATTTTTATCCCCTATATATCCACATCTCCAATCATTTTCGTCATCGCATACTAATCCAAAGTTGTTAATTATTCTGGGATCTATTTTTTTTTCTTCAGCATAAACTCCATCATAAATTTCTAAATATGAATTTTCTGTTTTAAAATGCCACTCACTATATGGACTTTTGTTACCTCGATGAAGTATGCCAAACCAACCTGGTAAGATAGGCGTTGGCAAATTAACATGAGGTCTTTTTATTTCGTATTTTTCTACTTTATAGCCGCTAAAATATTGACCGACTATAGGCAAAGGCAACCTTGGGTACATAAGATCTTCTTCCGTTAAATCAATTTCATCTATATTAGAAATTTTACTAGCCATACTTTTTGTTAGTGCAGCTCTACCTTTTAAAATTTTATTAAGATGTATTTTATTAATTTTAATTTTTTTTGCTAATTGCTCTTGTGTAATTCCTACTCGCTTCATGTTTTCAATTAACTTTTCCATGCTTGTATTCATAATAAATCTAGCATTAAATGCTATAGATTAAATATGCAAATAAAATATTAAAGTTTGCAAAAAATGCTAACTTAATATAATTCATCTGTATGACCTTAGAGGAATACAGAATCAAATATCAACTTACCTGGACACAACTTGCCAGGCAGCTAGGACTCCAAGATAAAAAAAATCCAACACAAGAAGTCAAACGATATTGTGTAGGAGGTGTAACACCTAGACCAGATAGATTGACTAGAATTTCAGATAACACAAATGGAGAAGTAACACCTAATGATTTCCTCGGAATACCTCGGTAAATTAGTCATCATAAAATGGATAGACGCTAAAGAAATTGAGTCAGGCTGGCACGATAGATCTGACATTATACAAACTGTTGCCCCAGAAATTTTAAGTGTTGGGTGGCTAGCAGAAAGGACAAACCATGAAATTAAAATATCAGCTGACATACCAACTGATCCAGAAGATAAAGAATCAGGTAGATCTCAGGTTATACCTCTCGGCTGCATCAAAGAATTTAATGAAATTAATTGTGGATATGTTTGGAGTTTATGACAAAAAAAAGAAAATCAGCTCCAGTTATAAGCGATCTAACTATCACCAGGCTAGGTGAACAAAAAATTATAACAGTTAAAATATATTCAGAAGAAACAGTTAAATTAGCATCACATTACAAAAAAATATGCATGGAAAATTTTTATACATGGCGAAACATGGATGAACAATTGTGCATGGAAGCTGATAGGGTGCTAAATGTCTATCGTAAGTAAATGGAAGTTAATTATATTTGCTACTAAAGATAGGCGACTCCAAAAAGTATCACGCCAGGTGATTACCTTGTTGTGTAATTATCACAATGAAAAAACTGGCCAGTGTAATCCCTCACAGCTGCGGATGGCAAATGACCTGGGAGTCAGTGATAGATCTATTCGTAATGGTTTAGCTGAACTTAGGCAGCTAGGTTACATTGATATTATAAAAAAAGGTAATGTTGGTTTATCCACAAAGTATTCCATAGACTTCAAGCTACAGGAAAAATTCTTCCAAGCTACAGGAAAAATGTTTCCAAATGACCAGGAAAAATTCTTCCTACGAACTAATTTAAGAACATATTTAGAAGAAGATAAAATTAAAATTATTACTGGTGGTAACAGTGGATAACAATAACTTCCAAAGGATAATTGAAAAGATAACGAAAAATACAAATGCTAATTATAAATCAGTAGTTCAAGGTACTTATGCTCCTAGAGGAAGTGATGAGTGGTTGATGAGTGCTATGAGTAAAAAAATAACAAGAGAAAATTATGTCGATTGGCTCAATGTAATGCTGCATGGAAAATACAATCAAAAAAAGAAAGCAAGACAATATGCAAAACACATCTGTGGCATCGAATAAAAAAAGAAATAAAGTTGATGTAACACATCTCATAAGATTATTTGATGATGCAGCTGAAACAGATAAATTACTACCTAGAGTAATTCGCAAACAGAAAATGAGTAGCTGGGTAGATTATCCTGATGAGATTACTTCTTATGGATATACGCATATAAAAGATTTAGTAGCAGTATTACCAGATCAAATACAAATAGATCGTTGGGAAATTGCTACAAAAATACTAATGGAAATAGATGACATGCACATGAGAAAAGTTATCTGGGCAAAAGCTAATGGTGCATCCTGGGTGTGGTTAGCTAAAAGAACCAAAATGACAAGACAATGGATAAAAGAAAAGTACCTGGAGGCTCTCATCATCATGGCTTACAAAATAAATAAAAACAAAGACAATAAACTTTACATTATTAACAAAATAACTTACAAAACTACATAAGATGCCTAGATGTGCATCTATAGATCTTTTTTCATTAATCAGGGTATTTTAGTTTGGTAGGGCGACCATCCAAGAAAATTATTTGTGGTGCTAGACGCAAGTATGATGGACAGCCTTGCCAGGCTAAAGCTCTTGAATCAGGTCGTTGTAAATATCATGGCGGCATGAGTACAGGAGCTAAAACATACCAGGGTAAATTAAGATCCTGGAGAAACTTAAAACAATATAAAAACAATGAAGAATTACTCAGACGAGATATTGGACAAGATCCTGGAAAAGTTGATGTTGGGGGAAACACTGACACAGATCTGCAAGAATAAAGATTATCCAAGTTTATCTGGTGTTTACAAATGGATGCGTAAAGATGAAAAGATTAACGACCAGATCTTGCAAGCTCGTAAGACAGGAGCAGCTACAAGATTAGACCAGGCATTTGATTTGCTTGACAAAGATGTGAAGCCGCAAGATGTTCAATGGAATAGAGAAAGATTGCATCACTACAGATGGGTTGCAAGTAAGTTGATTGGTATCTATGGCGATAAGAGTAAGATCGAACAGGATAGTAATGTTACTTACAAATTCGTATGGGATGATGGGAAGGTGAAGCCTAAAGCTGTGGAAGCTGCGAACAAAGATGGTGAGAAGGGTTTTTTGTCGGACAAAGTAGAAGGACTCGCACGCACGATATGAACTTCGATGCTACCAGAAATGCTACCTTTTCTAAAATTTGTCGCAGAAATCCTAGGATGTAAGACGCTTGGAGATAGGTTTACTTTTGGAAATGCAAGGTTTTTTGTAATTTTTTAAAAAAAAAGCTGCAAGTCAGCCGATAATTTTAAAAAATGGCAGAATACCTACCCCCAGAAAAATACCCTCCGTATATTTTATATATATGTTGGGAGATGAAGATACTCATGCAAACAGACGAACTTGATTATACTGCAACACTAATTTTAGACGAGAAAACTATGCAAGTAACTATGCAATTTTCTGGTTTTACAGACGCTATAGAAGCAAAGGCTTTTGCTTTTCTGCTGATGGAGAGCTACAAAATTGATAAATTAGGTATTCCACCTACTGAAAACGATACAATACACTGATGGAAAAGGTAATATCTATACCATATTCGCCTAGACCACAGCAAAAAGAGCTGCATAAACAGCTTGATAAGTACAGATTTGGCGTGTGTGTCATGCATAGGCGAGGAGGTAAGTCAACATTCGGTGTCAATCACCTTATAAAATTAGCTCTAACAACTGATAGAGAAAATTTTAGAGGTGCTATGTTTGCTCCTACCAGGGTTCAAATCAAATTGATTTCCTGGGATATGATAAAACTTTACACCAGGGTAATACCTGGAATGAAGTACAACGAAACAGAATTGAGAGCAGATTTTCCAAATGGAAGTCGTATTCAATTGTTTGGTGCAGAAAATCCAGACAGTGCCAGGGGGCAGTTTTTTGATTATGTATTCTGTGATGAGTATGCACAGATGGATGAGAGAATGTTTCCTGAGATTATTCGACCAGCAATCGCTGATCGCAAGGGGGGTATTTGCTTTATCGGAACGCCTAACGGAATGGATGCTTTTTATTCATTGTATGAAAAAGCAAAAACAGATCCTGAGTGGTATACAGTTACATGGAAAGTATCACAGACTAAACTTGTAGAAAAAAAAGAACTCGAACAGATGCGTAAGCTGATGACCGAGGATCAATATCTACAAGAGATGGAATGTTCTTGGATGGCAAATAGGTCTGGTGCTGTGTTTGCAAAGTTTGTCCAGGAGATAGAAGAAAAAAAACAAATTACTAGAGTGCCATACGATCCTGGCTTTCCAGTAGATTGTTATTTTGATTTAGGAATATCAGATAAGACTTGTATAATTTTTATACAACAACAAGGTAGGTCTTATAACATCATTGATTGTTATGAAAATAACAATGAAGGGCTAGATCATTATGCCCAGGTCATACGAGAAAAAGATTATTTCTACAGAAATTTTATTTTTCCGCATGACATTGAAGTTAGAGATTTATCTACTGGTAGATCTAGGAAAGAATATGCATACAGTTTAGGTCTAAGGCCAATAAAAGTTTGTCCTAAGTTACCTAAAGAAGATCAAATACATGCTGCTCAATTGTTTTTGAGTAAGTGTTGGTTTGACAATGACAGCTGCAAACCTTTGTTAGACTCGCTTAAATGGTATCACAGACGATATTTAGATAAACAAAGAACCTACTCTAAGCCAGTACACGATTGGTCTAGTCATTTTTGCGATGCATGGATGACAGCAGCTGTCGCAACTGACGAGATAGATCTTAATGAAGCAAGACCAAAACAGCTTATGGCTGATAACAACTATAACCCACTAGGAGTATAAACATGGGATTTTTACGACCAAAAAAAATAACACCGCCACCACCTCCGCCAGCACCAGCAGTGCCTAGTCAAACAGCTACTGCATCGCAAACAGCACAAGCTAGGATGGATGTGTCAAAAAATTTTAAATCAAAAACTATATTAACTGGCAAAGCTGGTTTGATGGATGATCCAAATGTAGTTTATAAAAAAACATTAGGAAGTGGTTAATGGGGCAAACAACAGCTGGTAAAGAACAACGAGCAGAAAAGAGATCTAGTGATCTAAACCAGGTAACTACAGCTGCTAGAAAAATAAAAGACAAAGCAGTTGCAAGTGGCAACAATATGTATGGTGGAACTGTAGCAAGTGGTATTGATAGAGAATTAGAAAATATTTCTGGTGCAGTTATGAAAGATAGATTTGGTAATATTGTTAGAAGCACAACTACAGGCAGACCAATACTAACATCTTATGGTGCATCACTTAAATTTGGAAAAGATGGAACGCCTACAGCTATGGGAACTGGAGATCCATCAGGCGCATTAACATCAACTGCAATATCAAAAGAAATGTTAAAAAGTCAAAATAAAATGAAAGCCGCTATTGTTGGTGCTGCATCATTTGCGATGCCAGGAATGGGTGGCACAGCGATGCGTATAGATGCATCAAGAGCATTAGCTGATGCTGCTACACCAGATGCTGCCTTTGCAGATTACAAATCAACATTTACAGCTAAACAAGCTGGTAAAAAACCACCAAAGAAAAGAACACTATTAGAATCATTATCACAAGGTGCAGATGCAATATCATCAAACATTAAAACAAAGTTAGGACAATAACATGCCAGTACCAGAATTATTTAGTAAATATAGAAAGTTAGTAGATCTTCGAAGCAATTGGGAATCACATTGGCAAGAAATTGCTGATTTTGTTTTACCTAAAAGAGCAGATGTAAATAAAGAAAGATCCAGGGGTGATAAAAGAACTGAATTTATTTACGATGGAACAGCTCTCCATGCTCTCGATTTATTAAGCTCCTCCCTACATGGCATGCTTACCAATGCAGCAACCCCCTGGTTCTCTTTGCGTTATAAAGATCCAGAATTATCTACAGATGAAAACAACGAGTGGTTAGAGTCAGCTAATCAAGCTATGTATATAGCTTTTGATAGATCTAACTTTCAGCAAGAAGTACATGAATTGTATTTAGATCTGTGTGCATTTGGTACAGCATGCATGTTTATAGAAAAAGATAATGAAGATCTTTTACGATTTACAACAAGACACATCAAAGAAATCTATGTCCAGGAAAATTCAAAAGGCAGAATAGATACAGTATTTCGAAAATGTAAAATGCAAGCAAGAAATGTTGTTGAGATGTTTGGTGAAGCAAATGTTGGCAGAAGAATTACAAAACTTGCAGATGAAGATCCATACATGGAATTAGATATTATTCATGCTGTTATGCCTAACGATGAAGCAAATCCTTACAAGATGGATAATAAAAATATGCCTTTTGTTTCAGTATATTTCGATCCAGAAGATATGAGTGAAATATCTGTTGGTGGTTTTGAGGAGTTTCCATATCTAATACCTAGATGGAGTAAATCATCCAACGAAGTATATGGTAGATCTCCGAGCATGATTGCACTTGCAGATATAAAAATGCTCAACAAAATGTCAGAAACAACTATCCGAGCAGCACAAAAACAAATAGATCCTCCACTATTAGTACCAGATGATAGTTTTATTTTACCAATTAAAACAACTCCAGGTGGTTTAAACTTTTATAGATCAGGTTCAAGAGATCGAATAGAGCCTTTGATGATCCAGGCTAATACGCCAGTTGGTCTAAACATGGAAGAACAAAGACGACAAGCTATTCGTCAAGCATACTTTGTCGATCAGTTATTGATGGAGCAATCAGTACAAATGACAGCGACAGAAGTAATGAAGCGTAATGAAGAAAAAATGCGTTTGCTTGCTCCAGTGTTAGGTAGATTACAAGCAGAAATGTTACGACCACTTATATCAAGATCTTTTGCAATACTGATGCGCCAGGGAATGTTACCACCAGCTCCAGAAGGACTACAAGGTTTAGAAATAGACATTGAGTATGTATCACCATTAGCGAAAGCACAAAGAGGGCAAGATGTTCAGGCTATTGTCCAGGCGATGGAAATACTAGCTCCACTAAATCAAGTAGCCCCAGTTATGGATATATTAGATACTGATGCGATGGCTAAACATATTACTGATGTGTTAGGCGTTCCATCAAAAGTAATGAGATCTAATGCAGAAATAACTGAAATAAGAGAAAGCAGACAACAAGCAGCACAAGATCAACAAGACATCGATCAAGCATCACAAGTAGCGAAAGCAGCTGGTCAATCTACACCAGCATTGAAAGAGGTAATAGGTGGCGAAGGATGATCCAAGAAAAGTAATTGAACAAATGCACAAAGACTACAAGATAGTTTTTGGCAGCGAAGAAGGACAAAGAGTTTTAACAGATTTAAAAAACAGATGTTTTTTTAATACTAGCACTTTTGTTTCAGATAAGTCGGAAACAATTTTGCGTGAAGGGCAGCGTAGTGTTGTTCTTTACATTAACAATATTTTACAAATGAAGGATAAATGATGGAAGAAAATCAGACAACTGCTAGTGAGCAACCAAGCCAGCAGCCTGTATCGCAACCAACAGAAGAACAATCCTGGATCTCATCACTACCAGCTGATCTTCAAGAAAACGACTCACTAAAAAAATTTAGTTCGTTAGAGTCATTGGCAAAGAGTTATGTCAATGCAGAAAAAATGATAGGTGCTGATAAAATTATTAAACCAAATCAAAACTATACAGAAGATGATTGGTCTAATTTTTATACCGCAGCTGGTAGACCAGATGAACCTGGTAACTATACATTAAATTATGAAACAGAAAACCCAGATGCACTAAATGCATATAAAGCACAAGTGCATAGTCTTGGTTTAAATGACAAACAAGCACAAGGTATTTTAGATTATTATAAATCGATGGAAGAAGCTGCACAAAAAACAATGGCAGCTAACTTTCAAGAAGCAAATCACAAAGCAGAATTAGATTTACGAAATGAATTTGGACAACAATTCAATGAAAAAATCGTGCAAAGCAAACAAGCAGCACAAACTTTTGCTAGTGAAGAAATACTAAACATGGAATTAAAAGATGGCACAAGACTTGCAGACAATCCAAACATTATAAAAATGTTTGCTGGTATTGCAGATAAAATGGGTGAGGATGTAATACGCACTGAAAGTGATGCGAGTACAGTATCTGTTGCTGCTATCGAAAAAGAATTATCAGAATTGACTATGCCTGGCACTGCGTACTGGAATAAAACACATCCAGACCATGACAAGATAGTTGAAAGAGTTTTAGCACTGAGAGAACAAAGACCATCTCCAGAAGCTGAATTAAGTTTCCAGCAGTAAGGCTGGATAGATCATAACCGCAAGGCGATCAAGACTCTAGGAAAGACTAGAAATCTAAAAGATTTAAAATCCAGGCATGCCCCATAAGGATAAGCATGCTGCATACAAACTATATCAATGAAAGGGAAAAGTTATGTCAGTGAATATAACAACCGCTTTTGTGGAGCAATATAGTGCTAATGTTCAAATGTTATCGCAACAAATGGGATCTCTATTAAGAGGTGCTGTTGATGTAGAAACAATCAAAGGAAAAAATGCTTTCTTTGAACAAATTGGAGCTACTACTGCACAACTAAGAACATCCAGGCACGGAAATACTCCGCAAATCGATATGCCCCACAGTCGTAGAAGATTATCTACAGCTGCGTATGAGTGGGCAGATCTGATCGATGATGCAGACAAAGTTCGTATGCTAATCGATCCAACTTCAAGCTACGCTAAAGCAGCTGCTGCTGCTATGGGTAGAGCTATGGATGATGTAATAATTGCAGCTGCATTAGGCACAGCAAAAACTGGTGTATCAGGTGGTACTGATACTGCGTTACCTTCTGGACAGAAAGTAGCTCATGGTTCAGCTGGACTTACTGTTGCAAAATTATTATCCGCAAAAAAAATCCTAGATCAAAATAGTGTTGATCCTTCAATCAAGAGATTCTGTATTGTATCTCCTGAACAAGTAGAAGATCTATTGAATACTACAGAAGTTAAATCTTCTGATTTCAATACAGTGAAAGCTCTTGCACAAGGCGATATCAATTCGTTCTTAGGATTTGAATTTATCACATCTAACAGATTAACTCAGGATGCAACTCCTAACCGCCAGGTTATTGCGTTTGCTTCTGATGGTATCAAGTTAGGTATTGGTAAAGATATAACAGCTAGAATAAGCGAAAGAGATGACAAATCATATTCTACTCAGGTGTACTACTGCATGGACATTGGTGCAACTAGAATGGAAGAAGAAAAAGTTGTTGAGATCGCTTGTCAGGAATAGGAGGTAGATAATGGCTAGTGTAAAAGGTGCAAACATCACATTACTAGATGCTACTCCTAGTACTATGATAGATGCTGCTCAAAATACTGGTAACATGCAAGTATGGCATGATACTTTTGAAGCATCATCATTAGCGAGTGGATCTGATATTACAATTGCTAGAGTACCAGCTGGTGCAACAATTCACGATGTCGTATTAAAATGCGATGCTCTTGGTGGATCAAGCACATTAAAAGTTGGTGATTCAGGTGATGATGACAGATATTTAGCTGTCGTTGGAACTTGGAACGCTGCTGGGCAAACTCAATCTATGTTAAGTGGTTCGTCAGCTGGTGCTGCGACTTCTGCTGTAACAGGATTAGCTCACAAAGTATCTTCAGCAACTGATATTATTATTACAACTGGTGGTGCTAGTATTACTGGTACTATCTTTTGTTGGGTTTATTACTCAATGTAACATTACGAAGGGGGCTATATGCCCCCTTTTTCATTTAACGAAGGGAGAAAAATAATGGCAAAGCCAGGACTATACGCAAATATTAATAAAAGAAAAAAAGCTGGTACATCCAGATCTAAAAAAAATTCAACAATATCACCGAAGGCTTACGCAAACATGAAAGCTGGATTTCCAAAGAAAGGTAAAAATAAATAATGGCATACGGAAAAAAAATGAAAAGTAAAAAAGGCGATCTTAACAAAGATGGCAAAATGAGTGGTTACGAAAAAAAACGATCAGCTGCTATACAAAAAGCGATGAAAGCTCGTAAGAAGAAATGACATTGAAAAAATATCAAAACCCATCAGGCGGACTTAATGCAGCTGGTAGAAAACATTATGGTGTAAAATCTCCAGTATCGAAGGGAGTAAACCCTCGCAGAATTTCATTCGCTGCCAGATTCTCAGGCATGAAGGGAAGTTTAACAAAACCTGATGGATCTCCAAGCCGATTAAAACTGGCACTGAAGAAATGGGGATTTTCCTCTAAGGAAGCAGCTCGTAACTTTGCTAACAGACATAAGAAAACATAGAGGAGAAAATGGCAAGTGTAGTAGAAATGTGTAACTCAGCATTAAATATGCTGGGTGCATCTAATATAATATCTTTAACAGAAGATAGTAAAAATGCTCGTTTACTAAACCAACGATATGAGTCAGCAAGAGATGCTGTATTTAGATCACACAATTGGAATTGTTTAGTAAAAAGAGTAGAGCTGGCAGCTGATACTGATACGCCAGCATTTGAATTTGACAAACAATATACATTACCATCTGATTGCTTGCGTGTAATAAAAACACAACACAGCGACAAGGTAGATAGTGATATACACAAAATAGAAGGAAGAAAACTTCTTACCGATGAAACTGAAATTAAAATTGTGTATGTTGCAAGAATTACCGATGTCAATCAGTATGATGTATTATTACAAGAAGCTATAGCTGCAAGACTAGCATCCGAGCTAGCTTATGCAATCACACAATCAACTGGTGTTTCTCAGTTAATGCAACAAGCCTATGCAGATAAAATTAAAGAAGCTAGATACTTAGATGCAACTGAAGGTACAGCAGATAAACTAGAAGCAAACGATTTTATAACATCAAGGTTTTAATTTATGGCAAGAGCATCATTTGCAATAACTAATTTTACAGCTGGTGAATTATCACCACAATTAGATGGCAGAACAGATTTAGGTAAATATTTTAATGGAGCAAAAACATTAGAAAACTTTACTGTGTTTCCTCATGGTGGTGCAGCAAGACGACCTGGCACAAGATTTGCACATGAAGTTAAAAACAGTGCAAACAAAACTAGACTAATACCTTTTGAGTTTTCAACAACTGATACTTACATCATGGAGTTTAGTAATCAAAAAATTAGATTTTATAGAGATGGTGGTATAATAACTGAAACAGGTAAAACTATAACTGGTATTACACAAGCAAATCCAGGTGTTGTTACAGCAAGCTCACATGGTTTTAGTAATGGTGATGATGTTATTATTAGTGGTGTAGTAGGTATGACACAAGTTAATGGTATTACATTTAAGGTAGCCAATAAAACCACAAATACTTTTGAGTTACAAAACTATGATGGTACTAATATAAACACAAGTGCCTACACAGCTTATGCTTCTGGTGGCACAGCTTCTCGCATTTATGAAATAGCATCTCCTTATGTTACTGCTGATATACCTAATGTAAAATTTGCACAAAGTGCAGATGTTATGTACTTAGCACATCCTACTTATGCCCCAAGAAAACTATCAAGAACAGCACATACAAACTGGACTCTTGCAACTCCTTCTTTTACAAGCAATCCTTTTGGCAGCACAGATAACTTTCCATCATGTGTTACTTTTTATGAACAGCGATTAGTTTTTGCAAATACTAATAATGATCCGCAAAAAATATTTTTTTCTAAAACTACAGACATAGAAGATTTTACTGTTGGCAGTAATGCAGCTGATGGTATGACTTATGCAATTGCATCAAATAAAGTAAATGCAATACGATATTTAACACAAACAAGAAGTTTAATTGTTGGTACTGTAGGCGGTGAATTTTCTGTAACAGCATCATCATCTTCTGAGCCTATAACACCAACAAACATACAGATAAAAAAACAATCTAGTTATGGATCATCAGAAGTAGATGCAGTGCCAATTGGTAATGCTACGATGTTTTTACAAAGAGCAAAAAGAAAAGTAAGAGAGTTAGTTTATAATTACGATACAGATGGTTTTATAGCTCCAGATCTAACAATACTTGCCGAGCATATTACTGATAGTGGTATTACTGAAATGTCTTATATGCAAGAGCCAAGCTCTATACTGTGGTGTGTAAGAGAAGATGGGCAAGTATGTGGCCTTACTTATCAAAGAAATGAGCAAGTCGTTGGATGGCACAGACATATTTTTGGTGGCGTGTTTGGATCAGGAAATGCTGTAGTAGAAAGTGTTGCCACTATTCCTGGAGATCTTAACGAGGATGTAACATATTTTATTGTGAAAAGGACTATCAATGGCGCAACCAGGAGATATGTTGAATACTTACAACCATTTGATTATGGATCAGATTTAAGTGATGCTTTTTTTGTTGATTCAGGATTAGTCTATAGTGGTGGTGCTACAACAACATTAACTGGTTTAGGACATTTAGAAGGTCAATCTGTTACAATATTAGCTGATGGATCATCGCATCCTAACAAAACAGTATCTGATGGATCTATAACCTTAGATAGATCTGCAACAAAAGTACAAGTTGGTCTAAGCTATAATTCAACATTACAAACAATGAGATTAGAAGCTGGCAGCCAAGATGGCACTGCCCAGGGTAAAATTAAAAGAATACATAATTTAAGTGTAAGATTATTTGAAACTGTAGGATTGCTTGTAGGTAAAGACACAAGTAATTTAGATAGAGTACCATTTAGATCTAGTGCAGCTGATATGGACACAGCTGTGCCTTTGTTTACTGGTGATAAAGAAATAGAGTTCAATGCTGATTACGATAATGATGGTTTTATTGTCATACAACAAAATCAACCATTACCAATGAATGTAATAGCTTTGTTTCCACAATTTACAACATACGATGGCTAGTCTTATACCTTTTAAAAATGAACATGCACATAACATGGTTCAAGGTATTATGAATAGTTCATACACACAAGTAGAAGAAGATCTAAGACCATTACTTGATGGACTAGAAGTAGAGAATATGAGTTTTACTGCTATTGATGATAACAAAAATATTATCTGTAGTGGTGGGATAATACCTTTGTGGCAAGGTGTTTATGAAGGTTGGGTTATGGCAAGTGATTTGTCAAAACAAAATCCTGTTACAGCTGCTAGAGTAATTAAAAAGGGATTAAATTTTTTAGTAGAAAAATACGATGTTGTACGATTACAAACAGCAGTAAAAAAAGATTTTGTTATGGGAAAAAAATTTGCTGAGTGGTTAGGTATGCAGCTTGAAGGTGAGATGCGTAAATACCAAAATGAACTAGATTATTTAAGATATGCGAGGATTTACAAATGATTAAAACGCCTGGATCTCCAGAAGATAGTTTTGCTATGCAATTAGCTAACTACGAGCCAACAACTATTGCTTTAGCAAGTGCTGGTGTAGGTGCTGCTACAAGTGTAGTAAGTGGTTTTCAACAAGGTGCAGCTGATGATGCAAACGCTGCTATAGCAAATCAAAATGCAACAATTGCGGATAACAATGCAGTGGCTGCTATAGAAGTAGGCGAACAAAATGTTTTAAAACAAGAAGAAGATTTCCAATCATTTCAAAGTGATAATATAGTTAATTATGCCAAAGCTGGTGTATCATTTGATTCACCTAGTGTTATAGAAGTATTAGCTGCAAACAAAACACAATCAGATATAGAAAAAGCAAACATACGATATGAAGCACAATTAAATGCAAACGCACAAATTAATGCTGCAAATCAATTTAGAACTGAAGCACAAATATCTAAAATGCGAGGTAAGTATTCTCGTATAACTGGTATTGTGGGAGCTGGTACATCGTTGCTATCAGGTTATGGAAGTTACAAACAAATTACAAAACAAAACGCATTTAACAAAGCTATTATTGATAGCCAAAATAAATTTCAAAAAGATTATATTGATAATCAAAACAAATATATTTCATTATTAGCAAAGGAAGGATTAATATAATGGTAGTAAAATTAACAGCTAGACAAAAAGAAACTTTAAAAAAACATAGTAAACATCACACTACAAAACACATGAACATGATGAAAAAAGCTATGACAAGAGATAAAAACAGATTGTCGTTTACAGCTGCACATCGTCTTGCCCAAAAGAAAGTTGGTACTTAGTGGTCAAAATAAGAAAATATCGTTCACAAAAAGGTGTGAACAAATCACAAGCACAAGAATTTTCACAGCTGCGTGTAAACCCTAATGATTTTAGCCAAGTAACTGATGCATTAAATAAAGTTGGCAGCACTGGTTTAGATGTAGGTTTAAATTTATTTAGTCAGCAAGAAAAAAATGATGCTATTGCCTATGAAGAAAAGAAAAGACAAGATCTTAAATTATATGAACAAGTAGAAAAAAATGAAGTAGATTTTTATACAAGAAAATTAAAATTAGATAGATCTAATAGCCTCACAGAAAATATGAATTTTGCTATGGATGGTAATGAACAAAATCCAGGGCTAAATGATTTAATATTACAATATTCTACAGGTCAAGATTATGAAAACAATGAAGTAAATTATAGTAATGCAGCAGATGCGTGGAGAGATAAGGTAGCATTAAAAATTAAAGATGAAGTTGTAAAAAAAGATTTTATCTTAAACTTTGATAAAAAGAAAACAGCTGGTGGTGTAACAGTAGCTTCAGGATCATTTAAAACTGGCATATCTTTTGCAACAAATAATTATGAGCAAGAATTAAAACAATTATATTATGATTATGAATATGGCAATTTGTTACAACAAAAAATGGCTGAAGATCGATTGTTTGGAAAATATGATTCAAATGGTGCAGTTTTAGTTGAAGGCATACACGATGAAGCATTTAAAAAAGGTATTATAAATACAACACCTGAAGTAGCTATGTCAGTTACAAGAGGTAATTTAGAATTTATACGAGCAAAAAAAGCTGTTGCAAATGATCCAGTAGCTTTTTTAGAATTATCAAAAAATAAAGAAACTTATCCATTTCCAAATTTATCTTCTGCACAGCGTACTGATTTAGAAATAAAAGCACAAAATGCAGTTAATACAATTAATAATCAAGCCAGTACAAATGATAATAAAATTATAAAAGCAAATCAAAAGGAACTTAATAGTATTGTAAAAATGTTAGATGATGGCAACATGCCTGAAAATGGCGTGCAAGAATTAAGCAAAATAATTAGTATTGCTGAAGCATACGATGATGATGCAACTGTGCAAAAAGCAAAAGATTATATTTCTGTGTATGGTGTTTATAATAGTGCAATACAAATGAACATTGGACAACTACAAGATGAACTAAATGAAGTAAATGCACAAGTAACAAAACAAAATATACCACAAGAAATATCAACAGCTGCTGGTCAAGTAGAAACAGTTATACCAGGCGTATCTAATGAATTAGTTTTAAAACAAAGAACATTACAAACTGTATTAAATAAAATGCAAACAGCATTAAATGATGACTCACTGAATTGGGCAAACACTACAAACTTAATTACTTTAGAAACTATTGATTGGGTTAATGCAAGTGATGAAGAATTTGCTGATTGGGTGAATACAAGACAATCACAAAGTGCATTAGTAAAATCAAAATATCCTACAACTGTAGATAATTTTTTAACAAAAGCAGATCAAATATCATTGATGAATATTTGGCAAGATCCAAAAACAGATATTAAAGATAAAATTTTTATAATGAGAAGGCTTGCAACTTTTGATGAAGATACAGACACAGTGTTTTCAGAAATATTATACAAGGGTGAAGGTAAAAACGAAGCTGGTTATTTTGCACACATAGCTGGTCTTATGAACACTAGAGATTTTGACATTACAACAATGGCTGTTGGTACAGATTTCTTAAATGGTTTTAGTAAAAAAGATAATACAAGTCTTATGTCGCAACAAATATTTTTTGGTGATGAAAGTACAAATCAATTAGATGTTGTAAGAGATGTATTTAGCAATACTATTGATGGAGCATTACATCAAGTTAATAGCACATTTATGAATAATATTTTTGACCTAGCACAATTTATTTACATTGAAAGAGCTAGTGGTAGTGATAATAAATTTTTAGACAAAAAATTATATGCTTCTATTGTGCAAGAACTTGTTGGGCAAAATACAATTGGCGGCAAACAATATGGTGGATTTGTTGAATACAATGGTCAAACAACATTAATACCATCTTGGATGAAAGCAGAAGATTTTGAATATAATCTTAATCAATCAATATACATGCATAGTGATAAATTATTAAATGGTCAAATACCTGAGTGGAAATATGGTGAATCAACAGGTGAATTTAATATACAAGGCAAAGAAGGAATTTTTAATAGGGGCGATGATGAGGACTCACAAGTACCATTTACAGATATAAATGGAGATCAACCTTATCTTTGGGTTATTGATGATGGTGTTTATGTTGTATCATTTAATCAACCTTGGAATACTACAGATCCCCAGTACATAGGTACATCTACTGGTGGTAACAATGGATATTTTGTTTTAGATCTTAATTTAATTAAAGACGAAATATTATCATTTCAAAAATAAACATGAGTGGTATTTTTTTTGATCCTGGTAGTCAGCTATCACCTTTTACTGTAACTGATAAAGCAAAAGGTTTTCGCACAAATTTTTCACAAAACTACGAAGCAGCAAAAAATGATTTTTTTGCAAGATTACGATCAGATTCAGAAGTATCTGCTTTTACAAAAATATTTACAGAAAACGATCAAATGATTGCCGAGCTTGGCGGCACAATAGAACCAAATCCATTATTTGTAAATCATAGTGATACAATACGAGTACCTGAAGTAGAAAACTTTGCAAAATCTTTTAACGAAGATTTGATGGAAAGAGATGATGTTTTTGATTTTAATGATTTTTTAAATAGTAAAGAAGCACATCTTGATTGGTATTTTAGAGAAGTAGATAGATTAAAAAAAGAACAACCAGATAAATTTGCAAATGTAAAAACAAGAGCAGATATTGACAAAGAAGTTATTGCTAATGCACAAGAAGCCTGGGCAATCAATAGAGATGTTATGGCTAATGCACAACCAGGATTAGGTGGTTGGAATTGGGGGCAACTATTAGGATCTATGAGAGCTGGTATTACAGATCCAGTAATTTTAGGAACTTTACCTCTTGGTTTTGTAACTGGTGGTTGGTCATGGTCAGGCACTATTGGTATGCAAGTTTTAAAAACTTTTGCAGTAGAAGCCTTGATTGGTGGTGTTGCAGAAGCTGTAATACAGAAAGATGTTTATAAATATAACAATGATGTTTTAGATATTGAATACACAGCTAAAGAGGCTGCGATAGCTATTACTACAGTAGCTGTTGCAAGTGGTATTTTAGGTGATGTTGTTTTAGGTTTATTTAGATCTGGTCAATTTACAAAAGCACAATTTGATGCATTTAATGATAGCAGATTATTAAAAAAAGATAAGGCTGCATGGTTTGGTAAAGAGCTGAACAAAATGATTGATGCTGGTGATCTTAACTACAAACAAATAGTAGAGATGAGTATTAATGGTTTGTCTAAATCTGCAACCATGCGATTGATAAATAATTTACCAGATGAAATAAAAACTCCAGAAGTAAGAGCATTTATTGAAAATGAGATGAATAAACAATTTGATGTTGATAATAATCCATTTGAAAACACAGTAAAAAATCAACTAGAACATGAAGAAAGAATAAATCAAGGCACAGAAAATTTAGTTTTAGAAAACACGCCTAATGCAGAAAGGCCAATTATTACATTAGACGAAGGACTAAAAGATTATTCTGCAAATAAAATAGAATTTAAAATTGATGAATTAGAAACAGATGCAACTATTTTTCAATACAAACAAGGTGGTGATGAGTTTGGTGTTACAGAAAGATTAAAAGGTGTAACTGAGTGGAATCCACATGCAGCTAATGTCATTATTGCTTATGAATTTTTAGATGGTCGTAAAGTCGTAGCAGATGGACATCAACGATTAGGTTTAGCAAAAAGAATAAAAGCACAAAACGATGGACAAGAGCCAAGATTGTTTGGTTATTTGTATAGAGAAGCTGATGGATATTCACCAGATCAAATAAAAGTTTGGGCAGCTATAAAAAATATACAAGAAGGTAGCGGCACAGCTGTAGATGCAGCAAAAATATTAAGACTTAACAAAGCAGATTTTGAAAATTTTAAAAAAGCATTACCACCTAGATCTGTAATGGTAAGAGAAGCTATTGCCCTGGAGTCATTAGCCGATGATGCATTTGATTTATTAGCTAGAGGACAAGCTGAGTCAAGTCATGCTGCACTTGTTGCACAGCTGGTAAATGATAAAAGTTTACATTTACCTATCTTGCAGCTGCTAAACAAAACAAAACCTGAAAATTTAAACAAGGCTAGAAGTATTATTTTACAAGCATTAGATAGTAAATTTAATACAACTGAACAAATAGATCTATTAGGATCAGAATTTATTACATCATCTTTGGTAAAAAATAAGGCAGATATATTAGATGCTGTAATAAAAGGACTAAAAGCAAATAAAACTTTATTTAAAGGTTTAAATTTAAACAAAACTAAAATAAACTCATCAGGAAAAAATGTTCTTGATGATGCATACAATGAAAACCAGGAGTTAATAAATGAAAAAATCTTACAACTCATCGAAAAAAAAGCTCTCAGAAAAGGCGAGCCTCTTGCCGATGAGCTTAACAATGCATCAGTCTTACATGCAAATGGGAACGAAAGAGCAGCTATCGAACAATTCCGAGTCGCAGTTGAACGAGCAAATGAACGAGGCGATTTTGATGGGTTCGATGTTAGCCGATCTGGGAACGATGCACAATCTCCAGACACGAGTACGAAATTCGCTGAAGAAGAAGATTTAACACCAACAATAGAAGAAACTAAATTTAGTGAACCAGCTGGTGAAGGACAAGTATCACAAGGTAATTATTTACAAAATCAATTAGAAGAAGTTTTTGATGTAAGTGCCAAAGCTGAAAGAGGAGAGTTTGGCGTTGATGAAGTTTTACGAGATACAGATCTTATTGATAGATCTATTGTAAAACCAATATTAGAAAAAATTGATACTTCAGTTATTACAAGAGCATTATTTAATATTAATAAAGCTAGAGAAAAACAAAACTTACCACCATTTAAAAATTTAGATGATGCTATCGATCAATACGAAGC